ATTATGGGAATAGCTTCTCTCATTCTGATTTCTTTGATTGGGCTGCAAATCAATCTAATCCAGTGTTTATATCTGAATACCAAATAAATGATCCCAGATTCCATCTTTTAAAAGAAATTAACCATAGGTCTACATTCTCTAGTGGTGGGGCAAAGAATATCCCAGTTAAAGAACGATTATATGGAAATAAGTATGCTAATGCCATTATTCAGAAAGCAATGGGAGTTAATAATGGGAACTCCTAAGTCTGGTAAGACTAAACCAATTATTATTGATAAACATCAACTTGAAACTCTTGCTAGTATTGGATGCACAATGAATGAAATGGCATCATTTTTTAGGTGCTCAGTAGATACAATTTCAAGAAACTATGCGGAGTCCCTTATTATTGGTCGAGATAATGGGAAAGTTTCTGTTAGAAGGATGATGTGGGAACAGGCAAAGCAGGGAAATAGCACTGCTCTTAAATATTTAGTCCATAATATTCTAAGAGAGAAGATTGAAGATCATAATCAATCTAATATGGAAGCATCAACAGCTAATCAAATCATGGAGAAGTTAAGCACAATTTCAACTGAAGCTATATTGAGTCTAGTTAAGGATAAGCATGATAAGGTTTCTTGATGGATGGTTTAGATGAGGTCCTTAACTATATATTATGGGCAAGAAATGAATTGTCTCAAAAGCTGCATTCAGGCCAAAAAATCATCGATAAAGCCTATAAAGAAGTTAAAGCAAAATTGTTCGTGTCAATATGTGCTCGTCGATTCGGCAAGACATATTGGGTCGCTGTCATCTGCGTTATGGCTGCACGTTCAATTAAAAATGGCAGGATTAAAGTGGCAAGCGCCTTCCTTAAAGACGTTGAGGAATTCATAGTGCCAGCATTTGATTTAGTGATGGAAGATATGCCGGACGAGATGCGACCTAAATGGTTAGAGTCTAAGAAGAAATATCGATTTAACAATGGTGCTGAGATTCAGTTAGTAGGACTCGATCGTAATCCAAATGCAGGTCGAGGTAATTACTGTGATCTATATGTATTTGAAGAAGCTGCGTTCATTAAAAACCTTAAATACCTTTATTCTAGCGTTGTAGTTCCAATGACCATGTATCGGCCAAACGCTAAAGTGCTTATGATCACAACACCTCCAGCATCACCAGATCATGAGATAGCAGATTTCTGCATTAAAGCTAAGCAAGAGAACGCTTATGTCGAGCTAGATATCTATAAGAATCCAATGGTCACTCCTGACATGATTGAAGAGTATAAGGCTGAGTGCTTATCTGAGACTGATTGGATGAGAGAGTATCTGGTCCAGTTTGTTACTGATAAATCTAAGGCCATATTGCCTGAAATGCTTAAGTTTGATCATAAACGAGATCCTATTAAGCCTGATCATTACGATGTTTATCATAAGTACGTATCTATGGATCTTGGAGTGAGGGATTTGAATGTTACTTTGTTTGGTTATTATGATTTTACTCGCGCTAAGCTTATTGTTGAACGAGAACATGTGATTTCAGGTCCATCGATGACAACGCCTATTCTGCATCAGGAATTAACAGCTATTGAGAAGGAGTTATGGGATGGCAAAGAACCTTACAAACGAGTTGCTGATAACAATAATCCTCTGCTCTTGCTTGATCTCGGTTCTATTCATAACATGTTTTTTCATTCAACTTCAAAAGACGAACTCCATGCAATGGTCAATAATCTCAGAGTGTGGATTGCATCAAAACGTATTGAAATAGATGAATCTTGCAAGATTCTAATTGACTCACTTAAGTTTGGTATCTGGAATGAGAACCGAACAGAGTTTGGTAGATCAAAGACATTAGGTCATTACGATGCATTGGCTGCCTTAATGTATATGGTTAGGAATATTGATGAACATACTAATCCAATACCAGTTAAAAAGGATTTCAACACAGTTAACTTTGAATTGGATGAACAAAAGGAAGAGTACAAGAATTTAGTAAAATTTAAAAAGCGTAACTAACATTTTACCATTGCCACATAACTAGTGGCCTGGAGTTTTAAATGAATCAAGATAAGGATAATTCCCAACAGTATTGGGCTAGCTTAGAGCAAGAGAAGATGGCTCCTGAAATTATGGAGAGAGTTAGAGGTTATAAGAAGTTCCTAGAGAATACAGGAATGCTTCAAGAGCTTAGAACAAGCTTTCAAACATATTATGGCGATACAAAGATTCGCCAGATTGATCAATCGTTACAGGCTATTCATGTAAATCATTATGCTAATTTAATGAGGCATATTCTAGCAGACGTTACTAATACACGTCCTGCTTGGGAAGCTCGTGCTATTAACACTGATCTTGAGTCACAAGCCGACACTCAATTAGCTACTGGATTGCTTGATTTCTATATGCGTGAGAAGCGCATTGAACCTGTGCTTAATGAAGCTATTGAGAAATGCTTATTTCTTCGTGAAGGTTGGGTGAGTGTTGGTTGGAATATTAATGGTGGCGAAGTGTATGCCACTAATCCAGATGATGGATCTCCTATTAATGAAGGTGATATTGAGGTTAAAGCACATACATTATTGGATGTAACTCGTGATGTCCGTCGTAAAGACATGGCACATGAGTGGTATGTGATTCGTGAGCAGAAGAATAAATGGAATTTAGCAGCTCAGCATCCAGAATTAGCAGAGAAGATCACTCAAATTGTAGTTGATGAAAAAGACGCTGTTCAATATGAGCTTTACGGTTATGAACAATTAGCATCTGTGAATGTAAAGACTGATCTGATTAATGTTTACACTTTAATGCATGAGAAAACAGCAGCAATGCCTCAAGGTAGAATGATCACAGTATTAAATGACGAGGTAGTTTTATTTGATGGTCCATTGCCATATAAGAGAGTTTACTTATTCCCTTGTTCACCAGGCCGTAAGTTTGAGACTGCCTTTGGTCATTCCAATATGTTGGACTTATTGCCAACACAACAAGCATTCAATTCTACCGTTAGTGCTATTTTAACGAATCAAGCTGCTAATGCTGTTCAGAACTTCCAAGCGCCTAAGGGTGCAGCACCTAAGGTAACTGCTGTAATGGATGGTTTGAATGTATGGGAATACGATCCTAAGGCTGGAAAGCTTGAATCAATGGATCTGCTAAAGACCGCACCAGAAGTATTTAACTTTGCTAACTTCCTATTGAATCAAATGGAACAAGTTGGTGGTGTTCCACCTATTTCTAAAGGAATGGCACCAGCTACCATGAGTGGTACTGCAATGGCACTATTGGCTCAGCAGGCAATTCAGTTTAGTTCTGGTGTTCAGTTATCTAGGACTTTAACTCAAGAGCAAGTAGGCACTGCTATCATTGAATTACTTCAGACATTTGCAGTTGTGCCTCGTGTTGCACAGATTGTTGGCAAGTCTAAGCGATCGCTAATGAAGACTTTTAAAGGATCTGATCTTAAAGGAATTTCTCGTGTTATTTGTGACACTGCTAATCCTTTAACTAAGACAAGTGCTGGTCGGGTTGAAATAGCTAATCAGCTTTTGCAGACTCCTAATATGATTAAGACTCCAGAACAGTACATTTCGGTATTAACGACTGGAAATCTAGAGCCATTATATGAGCATGAGCAATCACAGCTTAATTTAATGAGGGCTGAGAATGAGAAGTTGATGGATGCAGTGCCAGTTCAAGCAATGCTTATCGATGACCATCCAATTCATATTCTAGAACACGCTTGTGTTCTTAATAGTCCAGAGGCTCGTGAGAATCCACAAGTTGTAGCTGCAGTTCTAGGTCATATTCAAGAGCATCTTGAGTTGGCTAAAGGCATGGATCCTCAAATGGCTATGGTTTTAAAGCAACAATCATTGTTTCAACCACCTCAACCACCAATGGCTGGTCCTGAAGGTCAAGGTCCTGCTCCAGTTATGGATGCACAACCTGAGCAAGCACAGATTGCAGAGAATGTAAGTTTACCTCAACCGCCACCACCACCAGACTTAGGGGGAAATAATGTCTGATTCAGCAGCGGCTAGCGCCGCACCAGTAGTTAGTGAAGGCTGCTAAAAAGCAATATAAACTAATGATCGATGGTAAAGAGTCTGTGGAAGACTTTGATCCAAGTGATGACGAAGCAGTTCGTAAAGAATTGCAGTTATCTCGTGCTGCTAAAAAGAGAATGGCTGAAGCGGTGGCCGAAAAACGTAAGGCTTTTGAGATCGTTAAAGCATTTGAGCAAGATCCAGAATCAATGCTTAAACGTCTTGGTCCTAAAGGTCGTGAGATCGCTGAAAAGTATCTACTAGCTCAGATTAATGACGATATGCTTTCACCTGAAGCTAAAGAGCTTAGGGATTTAAAACAAGAGAATGAGACTTATAAGCAAAAAGAAGCTCGTGAAAAGCAAGAGCGTGAGCAGGCAGCAGCCACAGCTAAAGAGAATGAATATGCGCAGAGTTTTCAAAAGACTATTATCGATGCATTAAGTAAATCAGGACTTCCAAAAACTCCAGAGCTTGTTAAGAGAATGGCCTCAGTTATGTCTAAAAATCTAGAATTAGGTCTAGAGCTAACTCCAGACGACTTAGTTGCTGAAGTTAAGAGTGATCTGTCTGGACTTTTGAAGTCAATTATAGGTGATGCTGAAGGTGAGCAATTAGTTGCTATGTTTGGCGTAGATGTGGCGAATAAGATTCGTAGGCATGATCTTAAAGGCCTTCAAGAGAAGCAAGGGCAGGTGTTTAACACTAAAAAGCCGTCGAATAGTCCAGCTCCTAAGCAGGAAAGTGCTAGAACTTGGGAAACTATGGACGAGTGGAAGGCTAGGATTAGCAAGGTATAATAAATATCTTGCAAGTCTTGAAAATGTTAATATAGGAT